CGGTCAGCAACGCCGGCACGGACGCAGCTCGACAGGACTACAAGCTCAACGGGCTTGAGGTCAAGAAGGCTGTTGCTCGCCTCAAGGCAGCGAACATTCCTCCGTATCCGGATGGATTCTACCGCTGCATCATTCACCCAAACCAGCAGTTCGACTTGCTGACGGATACTTCGGGACACGGCTTCCTTGAGGCCACGAAGTACACCCAGCCGCTCGACATGCTGTCGGGTGAAATCGGCGCTTACTCGGGCGTACGCTTCCTCGTTGCAAACGATGCGAAGACGTTCACCCAGACGAACACCGCTGGAGCCAGCATCACGGTTTACTCGGCACTCTTCTTCGGTCCTGACGCATTCGTCGTCGGCGACTCGCAGACGATGCAGACGTACTTCGTTGCTCCTGGTGGCGACCACACCGACCCGCTCAGCCAGCGCGCACTCATTGGTTACAAGCTCCGCTTCGGCGCTATGATCATGGGTGAAGCAGGCGTCAGCGAGTACAGTGGCCGCGATAAGGCAGCCGTCATCACGACGTTTGCCAGAAGCACCACGACCGCAACGATCACCACCTCGGGCGCCCACGGGCTGTTCCAGGGTGAGACGATCAAGATCCGTGATGTTGACGCTCTCGTGAACTTCAGTTCGGTTGGTGCACTGGTTATTGCCAGCGTTCCTTCGTCGACTACGTTCACCGTCACCGTTGCAAACAGCGGCTCGACCTCACTCACTGGGCTTTCGGGTCTTGTTGAGAACAAGGTTCCGCAGACGTCCCTTGGCCAGACCCGCTATCTGCGCCTCGAGACACGCGCAACCGCCTTGTAATAGGCTTGAGGACACCCCCAGTCGACATGTGTCGGCTGGGGGACCTCACTAAGGAGATAGAATGGCAGCAATTGATACACTGATCGTGAAGCTTAGACGAGACCTACGAGATACCGGCACGTCCGACGGCTACGATAGAGCATTCACTAACCAGGAACTTACTGACCTGGTTGATCTTGCGCTTGCCGAAGTCTCCAGAATCTATCCAAAAGAACTTACTACTATTGTGGCAATCCCACAGTCATTCAGCGGCACGCACACCACTACCATCGCGTTGCCTGCTGGCTTTGATACCATCTACAGAATTGATTGCCTACAGAACCAGATCGACGAGACCGTCAGCCCCATCAGACAGTGGTACAACCTTGTCGACCGCATTGACCCAAGCATGGGCGAAGGCCCAGCTGGTGGTTGGGAGATCCACGCTGGCAATGTCTACCTGCAGCCGAACAGATTCACTGGCAACACCAGCCACCTGCGTATCATGGGCTATGGCAACTGGACTGTTGACACGCTAGACGCTGACGCAGAGCAGGCTGTCCGGTACTTCGTGCAGTCAGAGGGAATGTACAAGCTCGTCACTGACCGCTCCATGTTCCAGCAGTGGCAGGTCAACCCTGGCAACAGCGACGTCACCGTACCTGCTGCTAACCAGATCTACACCGTAGCTCGTGGGCGATTCGAGCGCCTAATGGGGAGACTCCGAAAAGTTAAGAAGGTGGGCTGATGGATTTCACTAAGCCTGTACGAATCTACACATCGTCAACGGAATACGTTGACATCAACAGCCTAGCGAATACGCTTCGCGGGCCTAAGCCTATTACTGGATTCCGAATTGACCAGGTGGCGTACAACACGTCGCAGGTCCGTGGATATCTAGACCAGCGTGCAATGCGCGATGGCGTGGATTACACGGAGCCGTTCCTTGGCGCACGACCGGTGCAGTTTGCGATCAGCGTATACGGCGAGACGCTCGGTGACTTTTGGGATCAGTGCGACATCCTGTCCAAGGCGCTGTCGCCTATGCCAACAGAGTGGACATCGACCTACGGCGTACGGCCAGTGCGATTCTACCAGCCGACCAGAACGCAAGGCTCTGACTTCCCATACGGCATCGAGCTAGAGATGGGCATCCGCCCTACCACCCTGCTTCAGTTCACCGCCAACCGCAGCATGTCGGTCGGCATGGAGACTGGCGGCTTCTCCCAGAGGGTGACCGTCGGCCTCCTCGCTCCAGACCCGAGAAAGTACCATACGGTGTCTAGGTCCATCCCTGACAAGAACAGAGGTTCTGAGGCTTCCTATGCCACTGTACGGGGGACTGGTACGGCAGGCACGCCCGTCTCCGTGACTTGGAGTTCGGGTAACAAGACCAGCACGGTAACAATTATCCCTGAGGAGACTGGCGTAGAGTTCGTTGCCGAGCTCGACAAGATGGTGCTGACCAAGTGCCGCATTGATCATGTCAACACGAGCGGAGACTTCCTTGTCTACCCTGGAACTACAGCCATTACAAGTGGGACTCTGACTGTAAGCTTCAGGGAGGCTTGGCTTTGACGACTGGAGTAACCCACACTCGGATCAGACTCTTTGATATCGGTGCCAATCGCGGCCCTGGTACAGAGGTCGCTATCGTCTACGACGCGAAGAACATTGGCTCTGAGGTCATGGCCAATGACGAAGGGTCGGCATACTGGACGCTGCCTATCAACCACCCGCTCATCAATCACTTTAAGCCACTGCTCCGTCACTACAAGATCGAGCGTCTCAACCATGACACTGGTGCATACAACCTAGTCGGTGCCGGCCTGCTCACAGGTGCGGACGTCACCAACGATGAGGTCGTTTTCAGCGGAAGCGACTACATGAGCATCATGAATACCTACTACACCGAAGTGCTCGGTGCATCTACTGCCGCCACGTCGCCACTTGAGTATGCGACTGGCGGCATTACTGCTGTTGCGGGAAGTTATACGTACGACAGCGCCACCGCTGGTGTCGGCAGATCAGCTAGCTTTATTGTGCTTGGTAGTAGTCAAAGCACCGTGACTAGCGACTGGAACTCAAACGATACGGAAGCGCACTTGCCAACTGGTACGTCTACTGTTGTCTACAATATCGACAATGTAATCGCGGGTACAAGCTTCGTTGAGATTCAGATCAGCGGTACCAACATTATTCCTGCAGGTAACACTATCGTTATTAGCGGGTATACTGGAACGCAGTCGACTAGAATAAACGGCACGTTTACAGTGACTAGCTCCACAACTGGAACATTTACCATCACGTCTGCAGGCACTTCGTTTACTGCCTATAACGTAAGCGGAACCGTTACCGCAATGGCCTATACCCATAGATCACTACTTAAGTTCGACCTGACGACAAACCCTGCATGGTCTACCCTTACTAGAATTAAGAAGGCTACGCTTAGATTGTATGGCAGCAACACGACTACTCACGTCAACCCAAGTTCTACGACGTCAAGAAACCTAGAGGTGCGCAGGGCCACCGCAGACTGGACCGGAGACACGACTACTGGTTCGGAGAACAGCTACGGGAACTCTGCAAACGCAACCTGCGACGCCGGAAGTATGTTTAGCGCCTACGCAGGAACAGCAGTAACCAAAGCCTTTACTGGCGTGTCAAACAATGCCCTTTATGAATTCGATGTAACTACATTCGTTAGCGACTGGAAAAGCGGCGCGGCAACTAACCACGGATTCCACATGAAGAACAGCGGTGAGCTTGTATCTAGCCGTGGCATCACATTCTTCAGCACGGCCTACACTACAACGGCATATCGACCTAAGCTATTTATTGAGTACGAAACTGATACGGCAAACACCGTGAACTACGACGTAGACGGTCTGTTTAAGGCTACCACCGAAACTAAAACCTACGTCAGCACCCCAAGGATCTCTGGGCGAGAACCACTTCTAAGCAAGAATTTAACCACTACAGCACTTGCTGATAGGACACCGATCTCAATGTACTTTCTTGATAAAAGCAGCAGCAAGTTCAGCTCAACTGGAATCAACACGTACTGGCCAACAAGATCTTTTTTCCCATCTAATGCTGGTCTTCCTGAAGACTATGATACGAATGATACAACAGGCGCTACAACAGATACGAACATGAATAGGTTTGTGGTTAAGTACGACGAAGAGAATGAGAAGTATATTGTCACTGGCATACTTAGAATTGAAAGGGCCAAGCAGAACAGCACTACTAACAGGTGGAATGACTACATTAATAGCACATCTATCTACGCAGACTTCACCGTCAACGACGTGGTACTACACTTCGCAGCTTCTCCAGGCGGAGAACTGTTCTCTGTTTACCTGTGGAAAAAGAACAATACTGCAGATGGGTACTCCGCTCTAAGCTCTAACCCACATAGGTCGCTTGAGTTGCCATTCTGGGTGGAGGTATTCCCTGCCACCAACCAAGCCATCATCAAGGTCGATCCACCTGCTGCCCCGTCGTCAGACAGCAGTGTTGACCACACCGTGTCCTCTGTCGTGGTCGGCGGGCTCACAAGATACGTCGCCCCTACTACCGCACAGTACAAGGTACCAATCCTACTCACTGGTCAGGCATACGAATTCCAGGCCATGGCTACAGCGTCAATCTCCGATACCGGCGGCAATCACGAACTTCGAACTGCGTGGGTGAACGCCTACAACCAAGACAAGTCGCCGATGTCTCTGCGATCAGAGACGCTACAAAATATCATGTCTAGGTTCCTAACAACGACAGACAAGGGCGCCTTCGACCAAAAAGCTGTTGGCGCCGTAGAGGTTGGCCGTCTTAACTGGGCCACTATCGAGAACGTTAATGCTTCTGGCTGGCCAACAGACAAACTCAGGTACTTCACTACTGGCGAAAACATTACAGACTTCCTGAGAAACATCGGCGACAAACAGATGTCCGAGAATGATGAGGTAGACCTTGAGGGTGTCGAAGTACCAGGAAGAACGGTGATGAACTTTGTTGGAGTTAGGAAGCAGAATGGGTCCGCTGCTGACGGGTCAAAGTTGTTTATTAACCCGAACATGACAGACCAGCCAGTGCTCACACTTGAGTACCCTGGTGTCATCGGTGCCTTTAGATACAACGCAGACGGTCGAAGGCTGCGCAACGACGTGCGCCTTATCCCTGCTACCGCCTACCTAAGCGGAGCGTACACGAACATGTCTGGCGTGCGCCTAAAAGGAGTGACAGACAAGGACACCACGTCGCAAGAGATCTATGGGCTAGCCCCTATCCTTACTGCGCAGCAGGGGTTCATTGACGAAACCGATGCAGCCAAGGCTGCGTCGCGTCTGCTGGATCAACGCAAGGATTTTGATGTGGCTTCAACCTTGACGATTGGGTTGGAGCGCGATAAACTAAATCCCTTTCATGACTTCTTTCTCGGAGATGCGGTTAGGGTGTTTGTTAGACGGGATAATGTTAACCTGACGAACAGCGATTACCTAGACCTATTGGCTGGTATTTATATTATTGCGGGTGTAACATATAAGGTTGGCACAGAGGGTGCCGAAGACGTAGTGTTACAGCTTCTTAACAGTAAGTACTTCGCCGCAGTTGCGGGTTAGTCCTTGACCGTGACCCCTTGTGTGGGGTACTATCCTACCTGCGGGGACTTCCCGCTTAGATAGGGAGAAAGACATGGCGAAAGCTAACCTAGTGGAGAGAGTGGGTTCTCTAAAGGAAGAGGGCTTGTCGTTCACCAAGATCGGTGAGATGCTCAACATGAGCAAGGACCAAGTTCAGAAGTTCCATAAGCGGTACGTTGAGGGCATCCCAGAGGATACCCTGCCGTCCAACAAGCCGGTGTCCAAGACGCCGTCGTTCGTTGGTATCGACATCGCGTACTTCGACATCGAGACAACGTTCAGCAACTGGCGACGTATGCTGTGCGGCTCGATTGCCGACAGCCTTGGCAACGTCATTACACTCAGCCACGACACACACCCTGGCAAGAACTGGCAGGATGACAGCGTACTGGTGAAGGCGTACTGCGAAGAGCTTGACAAGTACGACGTGATCGTCGGCTGGAACTCAAAGTTGTTTGACGTACCAGTCCTCAACTCGCGCATGTTGTATCACGGCTTCCGACCATACAACCCGCGCATGCACCTGGACCTCATGTACAAGGCGACCGGCTCGTCCATTGCGATTGGCCGTAAGTCTCTGGACAATGTGTCCAAGTACTTCGGTGTGCAGAACAAGAAGACACCGCTTGACCCACGAACGTGGGATGATGCAGATCATGGCGATCGCGCAGCATACGAGAAGATCATTGAGCACTGCGAGGCAGACGTCTTGGTTCTCCGAGATGTGTATGCTAAGCTTAAGCCAATGGTCCACATCCTTCACCGATAATGGTTGACGGAGACAATGCTGCCAAGGTAAACATCTGTGTTGACTTTGACGACACGATCTCTGTCCGAGCATTCGGTGCAGTGTTCCCAGCCGACGGAGTCGTAGAGGCTCTGCAACGCCTGAGAGCAAACGGGTACAAGGTAATCGTACATTCGGCTAGGGCATGGGAGCATTTCCAGGACAGAGCCGAGCGGGTAGACGAGATGCGTCGGTTGCTAGATGAGTGGGGCGTACCGTACAATGAGATCTGGGTAGGGGCAGGGAAGCCCGTAGCCAAGGCCTACATTGACGATAAGGCCATCCGATTTGACAGCAACTGGTCGGACATCGTAGACTCCATCCTGAACCTAGAATAGGTGACACCCCGGCAGGGCGCCCCTCCTGCCGGGGTCTACAGTGGGGCATGAGGGGCTATGAGAAAACTCGTAGGGGATCTTTACCAGCATGAGCTGGCAAAGGCACGACAGGACAGGCCAGGTAAAGCCAAGTGGCGTGGCTCGCTACTTGGTGGCTGCATGCGACAGCAGTGGTACTACGCACACAACGAGCCAGTAACCAACCCAAGATCAGAAGAGATCCTGCGCACATTCGAGCGCGGGCATATCATCGGCGCTTCGCTCAACGAGCGGCTTAAGAGCTCTGAGTTCCTTAAGTCCTACGAGGAGGAAGTGCCAGTCGAAATCCCAGAGCTTGACTTCGCTGGGAATGCAGACGCAGTCGTCACATGGGCTGACGACACAAAGGAAGTCTGGGAGTATAAGTCCGTTAAGGCGTATGCCTGGAAGTATATTCCCAAGCCTGAGCATCAAGTGCAGGCAGCAATCTACGCAGAGGCGATCAGCCGTATGCGTGGCGAGCCGCACGGTGCCAGGCTTGTTTATGTTCGCGCCGATGATCTAGCCACAGAGGAGTTCATCGTCGAGGACGAATGGCGGGACAAGGCACTTTCCATCTTGGCATTGCTAAATGGTGAGTACCGTGATATACTTCCTCCTGCTCTCCCAGAGGAAGAGGTTAAGTCCGCTAAGACAGGGGAGTGGAAGTTTCCGTGTGGTCACTGTGAGTACCTCACAAAGTGCAGGGGTGAATGATGAGCGATAAGAAGCTCGCATCCAAGTTGGCCGAGATCATGGGTGAGATCGGTCGCATTGCGAAGGGCGGAACGAACTCCGCTCAGGGATACAAGTACGTCATGGCATCGCAGGTTGCCGATGCTGTGCGCGAGAAGCTGGCGGCGAAGAACGTCATCATGCTTCCGGTTGGGGCGGACGTCGT